CCTCAAAAGGGGCGGTATTTCCTTTGCCATATTGAAAGTGACTGAGGGCCGCACTATTAAGGATGTGTCCTTCTCAACGCACTACAACATGTGTAAGGGACAGGGTATCCCTGTAGGAGCATATGTGTTCAGCCATGCCATAGGAGCTGACGGCGGCAGAGCTGAGGCTGAGTTTGCCCTGAGTACTCTTGCAGGCCGCAAGCTGGAGCTGCCTGTGTACCTTGATATTGAGGCAGATGCAATGCTTGCTTCAGGTAAGAGCAGCATCATGGCAGCTATACGAGCCTTTGGTGCGGCTATGAAGGCCGCAGGCTACAAGGTAGGTGTCTATGCCAGCAGGTCTCGGTACGGTGCTTACATCGATGCTGAGGCACTCAGAAGCGAAGGATATTCCATCTGGTGCGCTGCATATAACAACAGCGGCGCTGGTATGGAATGCGATATCTGGCAGCATACCGACACCGGCAGGCTCTCAGGCTATAGCGGCAATCTGGACTTCAATATCCTGTACAATGCTGCCCTACTCAACGGAGCGCAGAGCAAGGCTCCTGCTGCGCAGGAGAAGGCTGAGGAAGCAGGGGTAAAACTCACGCTTAAGCAGCTTGCCAAGGGCGATAAGGGATCGCAGGTCAAGACCATGCAGGCGCTTCTCATCAAGAAGTTCAACATCAGCTGCGGCACTGCCGGTGCTGACGGAGACTTCGGCACAAAGACTGAAAATGCAGTCAGAGTTTTTCAGGAAAAGAAAGGTCTCAAAAAAGATGGTATCTGCGGCCTGAATACTTGGACCGCATTACTTAAATAAACTTAGGAGGGAAAACAATGATAGACATCATCATGGCAAACATCGTGAACATTGTCGGAGCTCTGCTTATGACTCTGATAGGTGTTCTCGGAGCTTGGCTCTCTGCCAAGCTGGGGAAGAAGGCCGAGCTGTCCAACATCTTCATGGCGCAGCAGGAGGTCATCCACATGGCGCAGCTGACTGTAGGTGAGCTGCAGCAGACTATTGTGGATGGTCTGAAGGGCAGTCGTGAGGACGGCAAACTTACTAAAGAGGAAATTTCAGCACTGGGTGTGGCGCTGGTACAGAAAACTATTGAAAAAATGTCAGCGTCTACTCATGGTCTCCTCGATGCAGCTGGCGTAGATATTGCTGCACTCATCCACGGCGCAGGCGAATACTGGATCAATCAGCTCAAGGAATAATAAAAGGGCAGCCACTTGGCTGCCCTTTGTGTTTGAATTATGTGCATAACATCTAATAGCGCATGAATACGCCAGTTAATGATATACACATAGGACACATTAAAATAAGAGCTTGATTTTTAGGTCTACTCCTATCTTTCGTGGTCCTATTTCATAAGTGCTTACATCGATTCTGTCAACTATTCGTTTGAGCAGTGCGTTCTGTGTTTGGCAGGGCATGGTGCTGTCCTTAAGGCCAGCAATGGCTGCCTCCAAGGTCTTAATCCGCTCTGCGTAGTCTACCTCATTTGGCATGCTCATTCGAGTATCATATATCTTTTTCTGGCAGTCTTCCATTTTCTGACGGAGGGCTGCATTTCTTCGGTCAAAAAGCTCCTGAGTGTACTTCCCGGTCTCCAAGAGGTCATACTGTTTCTCTTCCTGCTGACGGTATTCCTCCATCTGCTTCTCTAGTTTGTCCAGCATCTTCTTCTGGATGGCAACAGACTTGCCTTCACCATTCTCCAGTTTAGCCTGCAAATCAGGCAGCTCTGACTGCTCAAGGGCAACTATCACGGCCTGAATTACATCTGACAGCTTTGCAGACTTCATGCACATAGGCTGATTGTAGCGACACCAAAGCCTATCCTCTGCGTGACTGTAGGGCTGCCTTATCATGTTATGACCGCATTTGCTGCAATACACAAGACCAGCAAGAGGATTTTTCATTCTCTTGTTCATAGGGACTCTTGGGTCTTTATACACTCGCTCCTGTGCTTTCTCAAAAATCTCTTTATCGACAATGGCAGGATGCTTACCTTCGACAACTAAGAGGTTTTCATCAGGCTGCCATGAGCGCTTCTTGGTCTGCTTGCCATCCTCAATCTGGACTACGGTCTTTCTCCTGTAAAAGACTACCTTGCCGAGATAATGCTTATTGGATAGGATTTGGCTGACAGATTGCTCATACCATATCTCCTTGCTGCGTGGCTTAATGCCCATGCTGTTCAAGCGCCTTGTAATTTTGGTTGAGCCTATTCCCTCATTGACATACCAATCAAATATCATTCTGACCACATCTGCTTCCTCTTCATTTGGAGCGAGGGTGTGGTCTTTGCCTATGGTAATTTTATCATAGCCATAGGGAGGAACTGAGCCAATAAAGCAGCCTCTTTTTACAGAAGCCAGTTTGCCTCTGGCGAGAATCTCCTTGGTGTACTCCAGATAGTCACGGCCTCGCATAAGCTCATCCTGAAAGAATCGGCGCTCCATCTTGTTCTCCATGTCGTAGGTCATCATGGGTGTGGCGACCTGCGTGTGGGTGTATCTCAGGATGCTGATGAGCTTGCCGCAGTCCTCCAGGTCTCCTCTGGACAGTCTCTGAGGGTCTACAACGATAATGCCGACTACACGAGGGTCTTCTATCCTTGCGAGGACCTTCTTTACCTCCACACGGTCTTCCAAGCTCTCACCTGAAACTACCTCTCTGTAGATGCAGTCTTCAGAAATCTCATAGCCAAGCTCTCGCTTTGCCCACTCCTGAAGGATGGCCTCATGCTTGGCAAGCACCTCCTCCACAGTCTCATTGGGATTATCTTGCCGAGACTTTCTTAAGTACAATAGCCATATTTCATTTTCCAACAATATACATCACTCCTCTTCCTCACATTCTTCGATGCTCTCTATATCCTCCTCGTCAAGCTCTCCTGAGTTCAGGGCATAGAGAGCGCAGTCTTCGCACAGTTTCCTGCCGTCCTTCAGATTATAAAACACAGTCAAATCTGAAGGGAAATAACCTCCGCATACATCACAGGCCACAAAGCCTGCTTCTTCTATGCAGCTCTCGCAGATGCTCTCCTCGCCTATGCTGTAAAGCTCTGCTTCGGCCCCACACCAAGGGCAAATGTCAGTCATGCTCATAATAATCCTCCTAAGTCAAGTCAGCGATTTTCTTTTCAAGGACTGCGATTTTCTTCTCGTAATCTTTATTTTGCTTGGTCAGGGTAGCAGTCTGCTTCTTATATACTGCGGACTGTTCTCTGTAAACGGATATGACACCTTTAGCCTCTATGAGCTGCTCGGTCAGCAGCTTGGCTTTCGCAGAAAGAGCTGCGTTTTCGGCCTCAAGCTGTTCCTTGGTGTCAGGAGGGAAAGGACAGGGATCGCTGCCCCATGAAGCACCTACCAGTACCTGCAGGATAGGCTGGAGTGTATTGAATTCCCAATTGAAGCGCTTCCCTGCTCTCAGGGTATCAATAGTCCCCTTAGGCACACCGGATTTATCCGACAAGACCTGATTGGTCATGTTCATGGCTTTCATCCTTGAGCCTACCCACTTAGCAAGCATCTCAGGGGACATCGCCATGAAATTAGGACCATCGCAACCATCGCCTAATTTCGGACATGATAAACATTCTGAATACATGAAAACCTCACATTACATATAAAAATCATAAATTGGCATTTAGCAAGCAGAAATTTTTATCCGCTATCGACTTTATTTGCGTGAAATGATAGGCTTCCATCAGGTCAGAGATGACCTATCATTCCTTCTCAGTGTGGGGATGGAAGTTTGGCGGCTGACATTCCCACACAATTCATAAACATTCTGGTAATCCATGCCACTGCGTTGACAAGCCTGATTATTCTTAATACAATTAATACATGAGCTATTCAGACATTTTCCGACAAGAGGAGGAAACCACAGTGACCAAAAATGAGGCCGAGCTAATTAAACTAATCCGTGAAAACGATAATCCTGAGCGAGCTTTGATGACAGCTACACTTATTGTTCTTGGCTACCTAAAGCAGCACGGATCATTTGCAGAACAAGCTGTTGCCTGTCCTCAGGTATTCTGTTAAACAAGTCAAGCAAGATTTTTTCTCCTTCGGTAAGTTCGGGCTTATCGAGGGAGAATTCTTTTTCTTTCCATCCCATCAGGTACTCTGGTGTAACACCAAGAACTTTTGCGAGGGATGCGATTTTATCCCTGCGCATGTTTGCTATCATGCCAGTCTCCCATTTGCGAACAGTGCTCTTCCCTACGCCTACAGCAGTGGCAACCTGTTCTAAGGTAAGTCCACGAGCAAGACGGAGTTTCTTGATTTTCTTTGCCATGCTGTTTTCGTCCATAATAAACACCTCCTTTTTCAATCCCCATGTTACCACCAATGTGTCGTAAACGCAACAATTATTTTAAGAAAAAGAAAAAAGTGTCTTAAAGGACAAAAAAGTGCTTGACATGACTTACCTCAGATGTTAATATGAAAGTGTCTTAAACGACACAAATCGACAAGGAGGGAAAGACATGTTTAACTATGCTCTGTTTGAGTATGAAATGAAAATCAGAAAAATAACCAAGGATGACATGTGCTCGGCACTGAAAATCTCCAGGTCTGCTTTCTATCGCAAGTGCAACGGTATCTCTGAGTTTACTCAGAGCGAGATGCAGACCATCGGAGAGCTGCTCGGCAACGACACTGTCATCCGTATTTTTTTTGATGTAAAAGTGTCCTAAACGACACCGAGGAGAACCTGGAATATGAGTGCTGCGAAGAGTGAGTGGCGCACCGATGTGTATGAGGGCTACCGGACGAAGGTCATTAAGGTAGGGAATTGCACTGTAGAAATCAGTAGACCAATCCTCTCCCCTGAAGAGCAGAAGAAGAGGGAAGAGGCAGTCATAGAATTTTTGAAAAGGAGCTGAATTTAATGGAATTCAATATTGGCGACAGAGTCATAAGCAAGAGCTACGAGGAGATGCCCCTTGAAATCAAGACGGCGGCACTGACCAAGTGCTGTGGGCTGCATGGCAGCGTGGTGGACAAGCTCTACAGCGAGGCCAGAGGCAAGTACGGCTACACCGTTCACTTTGATGGTCTTGAGAGACCCAGCAGCGTGTACTGGACGGAGGACGCACTTGAGGCAGAGCCCCTGAAGGTGAGCTACAGCTTCGAGTTCGACATCACGGACAGCGTGAAGAATGTGGTCATCTGCAGGATGTACCGCACTGTGGGAGAGAAGACCAGTCAGCTTGGCATCGGTCATGGGCATGTGATCCATGAGGGCGCACACGGCATCGCCCAGGCAGCAAGTTATGCGCTTGCAAGACTCTACAAGAGAATGGGGGAAGTCAGCAATGGCAAAGGACAGGATTAAGGGAGTGAGCAAGGCTCACACAGTATATAAGACGGCAGACGGCAAGAGAGTGCCGGGTGCTACCACCATCACAGGGCTGCTGAACAAGCCCCATCTGGTGCGGTGGGCAAACAAGCTGGGCTTGGAGGGCATCGACTCTTCCAAGTATACCGATGAGGCGGCTGCCGTGGGAACGCTTGCACACGCTCTGGTGCAGGCTCACCTGCAGAAGGAGAAGCTGGACATGGATATGTTCTCCCCTATTCAGGTGGAGCTTGCGGAGAATGCTCTGCTGTCCTTCTTTGAATGGGAGAAGCGGCACAAGATAGAGCCCATCATCTGCGAGATACCGATGGTCAGCGAGAAGCTCAGATTTGGCGGCACAGTGGACTGCTACTGCATGCTGGACGGAGTGCCCACGCTGCTGGACTTCAAGACCGGCAAGGCCATCTACGATGAGTATTTCGTGCAGACCTCAGCATACAAGGAGCTGTTGCTTGAGGCAGGGTATCCTGTGGAGAGGGTGCAGATACTGCGCATAGGCCGTGATGAGACCGAAGGCTTTGAGGAGCGCAGCATCACGGACACCTCGAAGTATTTCCGAATTTTCCAGAATCTTCTGGACATTTACTACACAAAGAAGGAGCTGGGCTGGTCATGAAAAACTTCAGACTGCTGAGAGCAGACGAAATCGAGTGCAGGGTAGCACAGTGCAGCGATAAGGGCGTGAGCATCCTCCTGTACAAGACCGCAAGAACGGACGCTGACCTTCTGGACGAGACCGTAGGTCCTGAGAACTGGGAGAACGACTTCAAGCTGGTTGACGGTGTCCTCTATGGCGGCATAGGAATCCTCTTCGGCAACCGCATGGTGTGGAAGTGGGATGCAGGCACTGAGAGCAACACAGAGGCAGAGAAGGGCAGAGCCTCGGATGCCTTTAAGAGGGCAGGCTTCAAGCATGGCATAGGCCGTGAGCTCTACTCGGCCCCCTTCATATGGGTCGGAGCTGACAAGTGCGACATCAAGCAGGGCAAGAACGGCAAGCCTCAGTGCAGTGACAACTTCGAGGTCTCAGAGATTGCCTATGACGCTCAGGAACGCATCTGCAAGCTCAGAATAACTCTCAAGGGCAAGGAGGTCTACTGCATGGGCAAAGCACCTGCAAAGCCTGCTGAAGCGCCTGAGAAGCCTGTAGAGACTCCCAAGGAAACTCCCAAGCCTGCCGAGAGCGTGAGCTGCGAGAATTGCGGCAACACCATCCTCTCCTACCTTGATGATAACGGCAAGACCGTCAGCGTAGGCAAGCACATTGCAGGCAGCATGAATAGATTCGGCAAGAAGCTCTGCATCAACTGCATACGGAAGATGCAGGCCATGCAGAATCAGATGGCAGGTGCTCAGGCATGAGGGTAGAGGGAGCAAGGTACGAGGGAGGAGAGCTTATCCTGAAGACCTCCTCCCCTGATGCCAGAAGATTCGTGTACAAATTCAAGCCCGGCGAGTACGAGCTGAAGAAGGCCTCGCAGAAGCGCAGCCTGGATGCCAATGCCTACTGCTGGGTGCTCTGCTCAAAGATAGCTGCAGCGGTGGGCATCAGCAAGGAAGAGGTCTACCAGAGAGCTATCCAAGAGGGCGACCAGTACCTGATGTGCTGCGTGACCAATGAGGACTATGGGCAGTTCGTGAAGTCATGGCAGGCCAAGGGCATTGGCTGGAGAGTGCAGGTGCTGGATGACAGCGGCCTTGGGACAAAGACAGTCTTCGCCTACTACGGCAGCTCAGTTTATGACAAGTTCGCCATGAACAGGCTTATCGATTCTCTGGTGCAGGAGGCCAAGAGCTTGGGCATAGAGACCATGCCTGAAGATGAGGTCAGAGCACTTCTGGAGGGATGGCAATGAGAAAACGAACAAAGGCGCTGTCGATACCTGAGAAGGTAAAGGCTGCTGTGTGGGAGAGGGACGGACACTGCTGCATCTGGTGCGGCAGTCCCCACGCTGCTCCCAATGCCCATTTCATAGCGAGGTCCCAGGGCGGTCTCGGCATAGAAGAGAACATCATGACGCTGTGTCAGGCCTGTCACATGAGGTATGACCAGAGCAGGCACAGAAAAATCATGAGAGAGTTTTTCAGGGACTACCTGAAGAAGCAGTATCCCAATTGGGATGAGGACAAGCTGATATACAGGAGGGATTAGATGAAGACCACTCAGTGTGAAAAAGTCATCCGTCATCTCAGAGATTACGGAAGCATCACATCCTTGGAGGCTATTACTGAGTACGGCATCCTGAGACTGGCCTCAAGGATCAGCGACCTGAAGAATCAGGGCTACGCCATCTCTTCCGAGAGGGCAACAGGGAAAAACAGATACGGAGAAGTAACTCACTTCTCCGTCTACAGACTGGAGGAAAGAATATGAACAACATCAGTATCACCGGCAGACTCACGGCAGAGCCTGAGCTGCGCTTCACTCAGCAGAACAACACCGCAGTGTGCTCATTCACCTTGGCTGTGAAGAGACCGCATGCAAAGGACAGCACCGACTTCCTGCCCTGCGTGGTATGGAGGCAGGGTGCAGAGTTCCTCGCCAAGTACGCTCACAAGGGCGACCTGATAGGCGCAAACGGCGCTATGACCTCAAGGAGATTTGAGGACAAGAACGGTAATAAGCGCACCTCCTACGATGTGCTCTGCGACAATGTGGAGATACTCCGCTCTGCAGGTCAGGGCACCGTGAACGAGCAGGAGGGCTTTCAGGAGATAGACAATGAGGAGGATGGCGAGCTGCCATTCTAAGGAGGTGAGGAGATGTATCACCTCGGAGATATCACGAAAATAAGTGGGTATCATGCTCCGGCCGTGGACTGTGTCATTGGTGGAAGTCCCTGTCAGGACCTCTCCGTAGCAGGAAAGAGAGAGGGGCTGGCAGGAGAACGAAGCGGCCTGTTCATGGAGCAGATACGCATTATCAAGGAGATGAGACAGCATGAACGAGATATTGGAAGGTCAGCTCAACATGTGCGACCTCGGTATATGGTCTGGGAAAATGTCCCCGGCGCTTTCAGCAGCAACAAAGGAAGAGACTTTGCAGCGGTCATCGAAGAGACCATCCGCATCGCAGAGCCGAAAGCTCCCTCTGTGCCTGTGCCTGAGAAGGGATGGCCATCAAGTGGATGCCTCATGGGAGACGGATGGAGCATTGCTTGGAGAGTTCTCGATGCACAGTTTTGGGGAGTGCCCCAGCGAAGGCGTAGAATCGCACTTGTCGCAGATTTTGGAGGCCAATCCGCACCAGAAATACTCTTTGTCCGCAAAAGCGTGTCAGGGGATATTGACCAGAGCAGGGCGAAGGGGAAAGCAGCTGCCAGAGATGCTGGAGAAGGCGCTGACGGCTCAGTCCCATATACCTTGATGATTCGCTCAGGCTGCGCAGTGGACTCCAAGGGCAAGGCTGCAGGCAAGGGCGCACTTATCCAGACGGACAAGACAGCGACTCTCTCCACTGTGCAGGACCAGACACTGTTTCAGCCTGTTCCTTACACAAAAGGGACTCGTCCACACAGCGCAGAGGAGGCACAGAAGTGGGTGCAAGCAGACACGGCTGGAACTCTGAATAACTTTGACCAGCGAGGAGGCCATGTCAACGAGCTGGTGTGTCAGCCTGTCCCCTCTATGGGCTTTGACGATTACCACTTTGAGCCCACAGGGGACGGAACTTGCACACTCAGGTCAGGTGCTTCCGGTGGTGCATGCGGTGTCACAGTCATGACTCCTCAGCCTGTTTACTGGGACGGCACTCAGACATGTGGCACACTCACCGCCAACAACGCAGGTGGAAATCAGCGAATGCCTGATAAGGAAAACTTCAACTGTGTGCTTCAAATAGCAGACGAGCCTGTGGTGCTTGACAGAGCATTCTTCAACCAAGGGCAGAATGCACTGTATGACCCTCAATTCTACACCGATGGCACAGTGCCTACTCTTGTAGCCAAAGGCCCCTGCGCAGTGCAGACAAGGTACATAGTCCGCAGGCTGACTCCTCTGGAGTGTGAGAGGCTGCAGGGCTATCCAGACGGATGGACAGACATCGGAGAGTGGGTAGATACCAAGGGGAAGAATCACAAGGAGGCTGACTCCCCAAGGTACAAGGCTCTGGGCAACAGCATAGCAATACCGCCTTGGAAGTGGGTGCTGAAGAGACTCTGTGCCTGCTATGAGCGAGATGCTACGATGGCAAGCCTGTTTGATGGCATCGGAGGCTTCCCTTACATATGGGAGCAGCTCAACGGCAAGGGAAGCTGCCTGTGGGCAAGCGAGATAGAGGAATTCCCCATTGCGGTGACAAAACTGAGATTTGGAGGCGATTAAATGGCAGAGCGGAGGATGTTTGCCAAGACAATCATAGACAGCGATGCATTCATTGACATGCCTCTGTCCACGCAGGCTCTGTACTTTCACCTCTCCATGAGGGCTGATGACGATGGCTTCATCAACAATGCCAAGAAGATACAGAGGATGATAGGCGCTTCAGACGATGACCTGAAGGTGCTGCTGATGAAGCGCTTCATCCTCCCCTTCGACTCTGGCGTGGTGGTCATCAAGCACTGGAAAATCCACAACTATATCCGTAATGACCGCTACAAGCCCACCATCTATGCAGAGGAAAGGGCGCTGCTTGAGCTCAAGAATAACGGAGCTTATACAGAGGCTGAAACCATCGGTATACCAAGCGGTAACCAAATGGTATACCAAATGGATACACAGGATAGGTTAGGTAAGGATAGGTTAGAGTTAGGTAAGGATAATATGGGGACTCCTTCGGAGCTCCCCCCCTCTCCCCCAAAGGGCAAGGGTAAGAAGAAGGAATTCAAGGCTCCTACTCTTGAAGAGGTGCAGGCCTACTGCCGGCAGCGCAATAACAATGTGGATGCCAAGAAGTTCTTTGACTACTTCGATGCATCAGGGTGGGTAGACAGTAAGGGAAAACCTGTCCTCAACTGGAAGCAGAAGGTCATCACATGGGAGGGCATGGACTACAACAAGGGCAAGAAGCCTGTAGTGACTGAGCCTGATCCTGAACTGGACGAGATATTTTAGGAGGCAATCTTATGAAGAAAATCTTAATCATAGCTGTGATACAGAGCATCCTGCTTCTGCTGGCACTGGTGCTCAGGGAAGAGGCCTTCAGTGTGCCTCTGCTTACCGTGTGGCTGTTCATCAAGCTCGGAAGAGCTGCCATAAAAATAACCGAGGAGGGAAAGGCGCTTTGAGCTGGTTAACCTATGTGAGAATCGCCGGTGAAGGCAAGGATGCCCTCTATAACCTGTACATAGACGGAGAGAGGGTCGGAGAGGCTCTGACTTATGAGGAGCTGCGAGAGAAAATCAATAGTGCTGAGGAGGAGAGAGCATGCTCTACCTGATAATTATAGCCTGCGTAATGTACGCAATCCTGATGGTGGTCATAAGCCTGCTGGTGAAAGAGCTCAACAAGGCTCTGAACAATCTGGACAAGGCTTATAAAGAGGTCGATGCCGCCAGAGTGATAGCCAAGGACCTCGTCCTGAAGATAGGTGAACTGACCGAGGAGAAGGACAGATACAGGCAGGCCTGCCTGAAGAGCGATGAGATTCGCAAGAAGCTGCTTGGGGGTGCTGAGAATGAAGCGAAAGCAGATTCTTGAGGCCGCCATCAAATGTGTCTGCGGCGACAGGGACGAGCAGTATGGCTCCCCTGAAAACAGCTTCGCTGTGATAGCTGACCTGTGGAATGTCTACATTAATGCAAGACGGTACTTCAAAGGGCTTTCCAGAGACTGCCTTGAGGCAAGAGATGTGGCAGCCATGATGATACTGTTCAAAGTGGCTCGTGTGGCCACAGGTCAGAGCAAGGATGACAACTGGATAGATGCCGCAGGCTATGCAGCCTGCGGTGGGGAACTGGAGGGCCGACAGTGAATGACTTTGACGATTACGGTGGCTGCCTCTTTGACGAAGAATACTACAAGGAAGAAGCCTACTACGAAAAAGAGCGCCGGAAAAAAGAAAATATAAAGCGCCGGTGGGAAAACGGATATCAGAAATGGTGCAACAAAATGTCGCAGAGCAAAGAGGACAAGCCTTTGGGCTGTTGCTGTTGCGGTGCTGCGTGTGGCTACTGCATCGACAATCATATCGGCAGACCTTGCGTGAGAGCTTTAAATGAGCTGTGCCGCATGAACAACTTAAAGATTGATTACACCAAGACCAGCTATGAGGACGCTTGGTGGGGGAGGCTTGAGAATGACTGAATTAGAAAAGCAATGGATTGACCGCTGCAAGAGAAGCAAAGACGAGTATGTGATTATCGTAGATAATGACTGTGCCTTTGTGGTCAGCCTGAAAGAGCAGGCTTGTGTTTTTGACTTCGGAAATTATGGATGGCAGCTTGCTTTGGATTTATTCCAGTATATAGGCTGCAATGCGGAGGAAGCGTAATGGGAAATGACCTGATAAGCAGAAGCGCATTGCTTACTGAATATGACAAGCAGCATAAGGGTGCTCCTGGTAGAGCAAGGAAGCTGATTGTCGAAGCTCCCGCCGTGGACGCTGTGCCAGTGGTCAGGTGTAAGGACTGCAAATGGTACAGAGAAGAAAGTGAGGCTTGCGGCTTCTGGCCTGACGAGGGCTACAGAGACCCAGAGCACTTTTGCGGAGAAGGGAGAAGCAAATGTCAAGAGAAGAAGCCTTGAGCCTTTATTGGCAGATACGCTACGAGCTGCTGTCAGCAAAGCACAAGGAAGCGGTAGACATAGCGTTTAAAGCTTTGGAAGAGCAACTGGAGGACAAAACCGATGACGATTAAGAGCATCATTGAAGACCTTCGCTGGCATGCTTTCTACTGTGACAGAACCATCAACGGCTGTCAGGCGAGAAATATACTGAGAGAGGCTGCTGATGCGCTTGAAAAGCTTGACAGGCATGGGCGGTGGGTGTGGGACGCTGAAAATGAGTGTTGGTTGTGCAGCACTTGTGAGCAGTCTGCTCTCAATAATTACAGGGGTAACTCTGCGGATAGCAACTACTGCCCCAACTGCGGCGCAAGAATGGATGGTGATGCAGATGCCGAAGAATAAAGGCATATATCGTATCTTCCGAACCAAGGAAGAGATGCAGGCCTACGATGAAAACCTGCGGCACTTCTCCAGAGTATTTATGTTGGATCATGTGTCTGTCGCCCTGGGCAGGATGGGCTTCAGAGAGACCAAGTTCAGGGAGTTTGACAGAATACTCACCGAGGTCATGGCTGAGTACATGGAGGACTACAAGAGCGACCTGAAGGATGACAAGACGATGGAATACTCCAGAGCATGTCTCGACAGGGAGCTCAAGCAGTACACAGGCTCATTATTTGTACCAGAGGAGGAGAGATACCGATGAGGAGAAAGGACCTGACCGGGCAGACCTTTGGAAGGCTCACAGTCATAGAGCTCAGTGACGAGATTAATCCATATACAGGCAGGCTCTGGAAATGTCAGTGCTCCTGTGGCAACATCGCCTATACAAGCTCAAGCAGGCTGACCACCGGCAACACCATGAGCTGCGGCTGCCTTGCACGAGAGCTGAGAAAAGGCAATCCTGCGAAGAAAAGCAATCCTGTGAAAAAAGCAGGTGAAGCTAAGACCGACTGCATCATGTACAGATGCGAAATAAAGCCTGACTGCATAGGCCTTACAGAGATGCTCTGTGTGACAAGAGGCAAGTGCAGCTTCTATAAGACAGGAGGAGAAAACCATGAAGATAAAACTTGACGAAGGGGCGAAGATGCCCACCAGAGCGCATGAGTGGGATGCTGGGCTTGACCTGTATTCCAGAGAGGACAAGTACATCCATCCGGGTGAGCATGCCATGTTCGACACTGGAGTCCACGCTGCCATCCCCAAAAACGCAGTGGGACTCATCACCTCCAAATCTGGACTCATGTCCAAGGGGATAACCTCCAGAGGGACGATAGACTCCGGGTACACAGGGAGCATCAAGGCTGTGCTTTTTAACCACGGTACCGAGGGCTACCTTGTGCGCAAGGGGGATAAGATAACGCAGCTTCTGGTCCTGCCTGCAATAATCTGTGACACAGAGCTTGTGGACGAGCTGGAAGACACAGAGAGAGGCGAAGGAGGCTTCGGCTCTTCAGGGAGGTGAGAGCATGGACGAGAGCTACATCAACAAACTGGTGGATCTGTCTCACAGGAACATCAATGTCCGTGAGGGAGATTATATAAAGGACGGCCTGCTGCACTGCGGCAGATGCAATACTCCCAAGCAGGGTGAGTATACGATGCCCTGGGGGATAGTGAAGCCTTACATCCTCTGTAAATGCGAGATAGAGAAGGCAGAGCGTGAGGAAGAGGAGCGCAGAGCGCAGGAGCTTGCTGAACGCATAAGGAGAATGCGCAAAGCCGCCTTCAGGCAGGAGAAGCTGCAGGGCTATACCTTTGCAAAGGATGATGGGAGCAATGAGAAGATATCCACAATCGCACAGAGGTATGTGGACAACTTTCCAAGGCTCAGGAAGGAAGGCAAGGGGCTGTTGCTCTTCGGAGAGGTGGACACCGGCAAGAGCTTCATTGCTGCCTGCATAGTCAATGCTCTGATAGACCTGGGTTATCCCTGCAAGATGACAAACTTTGCCACCATAGACAAGGAGCTGTGGAGCGCAGAGGAGAAGCAGGCCTACATAGACAGCTTCAACAGATACTCGCTGCTGGTAATAGATGACCTTGGCACCGAGAGGGAGACCTCCACGATGGAGGAGACGGTCTACAATGTTATCGACTCAAGATACTCATCAGGGCTGCCTCTGATTATAACAGCAAACCTCACTGCCAAGGACCTGAAAGAGCCTGCAGATGAGAAGAAGGCCAGAGTCTACTCCAGACTGCTGGAGATGTGCTTCCCCATAGAGGTGAAGGGCATCCACCGCAGGAAGGAAAAGCTCAAGACTGACTTCAACACATACAAGGACATCCTTGGATTATAGGAGGTGGAACATGTATCAGATAGCAGACGATCCCATCATCTCCTGCATAGAGAGGACTGGTTATCCTCAGTGGATGCAGGATGATGAGGAAGAGGAAGAATGATAGGAGGTGTGGCGATGAGCGGCAGGCAGGACATGTACGCTCTCTGCCCATATTATCGCCGGGCAGAGAAGCAACTTATAGTCTGCGAGGGCGTGGAGGAGAATGCCACACTGCATCAGGCCTTCTCCAGCTCTACGCAGCTCAAGGACTACAAAACCAAATACTGCGACAAGGCCTTCAATGAGTGCTGGGTGGCGCAGATGCTGAACAGGAAGTGGGAAGATGAGTAAATACCACAGCAAGAAGACCATCTCCAGAGACGGCAAGCTCCATGCCAGCAAGAAGGAAGCTGACAGGTGGGTGCAGCTCAATCTGCTGGAGAGGGCAGGCAAAATAAAGGACCTGAAGCGGCAGGTGGAGTTTGAGCTCATCCCTGCTCAATATGAGAGCTATGAACGCTACGGCAAGAAGGGGCAGAGGCTCAAGGACGGCAGGCGCTGTGTGGAGAGAAGCTGCTGCTACATTGCAGACTTTGTCTACATAGAAAATGGTGAGCTTGTTGTAGAAGACACCAAGGGTGTGAGGACTCCTGACTACATCATCAAGCGTAAGCTCATGCTCAAGGTCCACGGCATAAAAATCAGAGAGACATAAGGAGGAGCTATGTTCAACTCAGATAAGGTTATTGAGCTCATGGGTGAAGCCCTGCGAGAGAAGAATGCCAAAATCTCACAGCTTAAGCAGAAGGTCAAGAGACTGGAGAGGGAGCGCTCCGAGGCCAACCACAAGAGAATGCTTGCAGAGGCAGAGTGCATAGGGCTCAGGAGAAGACTGGAGGCTATCAGGGATGAAGGTACCGTGTTATAAATGCACAGTGCGCCACGCAGGATGCCACAGCAGCTGCAAGGACTATGCGGAGTACAGGAGAATCATACAGCGTAAGCTCAAAGCAGAGAAAAGAGAGACTATGCTGGATACATATGATGTGGATATAAAGAAAAAAATTAACCGACTTTAGGGGGGGCTAACGAAGCTCTCCCCTTTTTTTATACAATAGGCTCATCAAGAACGAAAGGAGGCTCCCCTGTGAATTGGGACGATATAAGAGCTGAGTATATCAGCACCAAGATAGGCTACAGAGAACTTGCCAAGAAGCATGGAGTCTCTTTTGGCGTTTTGCAGCGTAAAGCAAAGCAGGAAGGATGGCCTGACGCTCGTGAGACAGTCAAGGACACCACTATGACAGAGGTCATAGCGGCGGTGAAGGCCACCAGCGTGGACAGAGCTCTGCGAGTACAGCAGGCAGCAGACCTGCTTCTGGAGAAGATAGAGCTCACTCTGGAGAACATAGACGGCAAGAGAAGCAGCAAAGCTGTGAAAGACTGTGCCGATGCTCTCAAGAGTGTGATGGACATCATGATGATACGCTCCGAGAAGGATAAGGAAGAGCAGGAGCTGAGGATCGCCAAGCTCAGACGAGACACCGAGGCAGATAACAAAAAGCCTGAAGTGATAGTCAGCTTCAAGGGCGATGCTGAGAGGTGGAGCAACTGATGAGACTGGAGTTTGACAGACCCAGTGAGAAGCAGGAGCTGTTCCTGGAGGCATCCTCCAAGTTTGTGGCCTTCGGTGGAGCAAGAGGAGGAGGCAAAAGCTGGGCTGTGCGTGTGAAGGCTGCACTGCTCTGTCTGAAGCATCCGGGCATCAAGGTCATGATAATACGCCGCACCTATCCTGAGCTGCAGGAAAACCACATACTGCCTCTGGTGGCTATGCTCAAATGCTACCATCAGGATAAGGATGAGCGCATAGCAGAGTACAACGACTCAAAGAAGCACATAGTATTCCCCAATGGCTCAAGAATCCTCTTCAGGTATCTGGACAACGAGAAGGATGCGCAGAGATTCCAGGGCACTGAGGTGGATGTGCTCTTCATAGATGAGGCAACACACCACAGCGAGAGCAAGATAGAAAAGCTTAATGCCTGTGTGCGTGGTGTCAATAACTTCCCCAAGAGAATCTACTACACCTGCAATCCCGGTGGTGAAGGCCATCAGTGGGTGAAGAGGCTGTTTGTGGACAAGCTCTATAAGGATGGGGAGAGGGCTGATGATTACCTCTTCATAAGAAGCAAGGTCACAGACAATCTTGCACTTATGCAGAGTGATCCTGATTACATCCACAAGCTTGAGGCGCTACCTCCCAAACTGAGAGCTGCATGGCTGGATGGTGACTGGGACATCTTTGAAGGTCAGTTCTTTGAGGACTTTGTGGATAAGCCTGAGCACTACCATGACAGGCAGTGGACTCATGTCATCGAGCCCTTTGAGATACCAGAGGGCTGGAAGATATACCGCAGCTTTGACTGGGGCTATAACAAGCCCTTCTCATGCGGCTGGTGGGCAGTGGACTATGATGGTGTGGTTTACAGGATACTTGAGCTGTATGGCTGCACTAAGACTCCCAATGAGGGTATCAAGTGGACTCCTCCCCAGGTCTTTGCGGAGATAGCAAGGATAGAGAGGGAGCACAGATGGCTCAGAGGCAAGAGAATCATAGGCATTGCAGACCCAGCCATATGGGATGCAGAGACAGGCGAGAGTATAGCGGACACAGCAGCCAAGCATCAGGTCTTCTTCACCAAGGGTGACCACAAGAGAATCCCTGGATGGATGCAGGTACACTACAGGCTGGCCTTTGATGAGGGAGGATTCCCCATGATGTATGTCTTCAGCAATTGCAAGGCATTCATTAGGACCATTCCCCTGCTGCAGTATGACGAGCACAAGCCTGAAGACCTTGACACCGAAGGAGAGGACCATGTGGCAGATGAAGTCAGGTACTTCCTCATGTCAAGACCCATTGAGCCTCGTGTGGCAGCACAGCCTGATGACTTTAACGACAATCCTCTGCATATCTTCCTTGACATAGACAGGAAGGATATCACAGCGGCAGTGAGAATGCCGAGAATGGAGATTATAGATGGTGATTAAGAAGAAAACACCTGCCGAGGAATCCCCGGCAACTGAAGTTCCCTTTGAGGAGCAGAGGATGAGACGGCAGTCAGCACCTCGTCCTACAGCTCAGGAGGAGGCACAGAAGCTCAGAGCAGCTCAGATGGTATCCCAGCAGGGTGCAGATGCCAACGGCGCAAGAGACGGCTTCTCGGTGCTCTCAGAGCGCATAGGAAAAGAGGAGATACAGAAGGCGCAGCTCACTCTCAACAAGTACAAGGAAGGCAAGGCAAACCTTGAACGGCGCATAGTGGAGAATGAGCAGTGGTACAAGCTCAGGCACTGGGAATGCATGCGCAAGAGCGGCACTCAGGAGATAGAGCCCAGCTCTGCATGGCTGTTTAACTGTATTGCCAATAAGCATGCAGATGCTATGGACAACTTCCCTGCACCGAATGTGCTGCCGAGAGAAGAAGGAGACAAGGCAGAGGCAGAGATGCTCTCTTCCATCATCCCTGTTGTTCTGGATCAGTGTGAGTTTGAAGGCACTTACTCTGATGTGTGGGACTACAAGCTAAAGGCAGGCACAGGCGTATACGGTGTGTTTTGGGATAAGAGCAAGCTCAATGGCCTTGGTGATATATCCATCCAGAAGGTGGACCTCATCAACCTCTTTTGGGAGAGCGGTATAACCGACATCCAGAAGAGCAGAAACCTCTTCCATGTGGAGCTGGCTGACAATGACATGCTGATAGATGCCTATCCTGAACTGGAAGGCAAGCTCTCCAATGCCACGATGGACATATCCAAGTACATCTACGATGACACTGTGGACACCAACGGCAAGAGCGTGGTAGTGGACTGGTACTACAAGAAGTATCAGGGCGGCAAGACTGTGCTGCACTACTGCAAGTATGTCAATGATGTGGTGCTGTTCGCCACCGAGAACGAGACTGAGCCTGTGATGGACGAGATGGGCAAAATCATCAAGCCTGCGATGGCAGAGACCGGATGGTATGACCACGGCCTGTATCCCTTCATATTCGATCCCCTCTTCAAAACGGAGGGCACTCCTGCAGGCTTCGGATATATCGACATCGGCAAGAATGCTCAGGAGTACATAGACCGAGGCAATCAGGCCATCATGAAGAACATGCTGGTCAATGCAAAGCCCAGGCACTTCATCCGCAATGACGGCTCCGTCAATGAGGAAGAGTATGCCGACACCAACAAGGACTTCATCCATGTGGACGGCAACCTTGGACAGGACAGCATCCTGCCGGTCAAGCCCAATACTCTCAACAACATCTATGTGCAGGTGGTCAAGGACAAGATAGACGAGCTCAAGGAGACCACAGGCAACAGAGATATCTCCACCGGCGGCACAAGCTCAGGTGTGACTGCTGCTTCTGCCATAGCTGCTATGCAGGAGGCAGGCTCCAAGCTCTCCAGAGATAACAGCAAGGCGGCATACAGGGCATACAGGAAGCTGATACTGATGGTCATTGAGCTCATCAGACAGTTCTATGACCTGCCGAGACAGTTCAGGATCATAGGAGAGAACGGCGCTGCACGATTCGTCCAGTATTCCAATGCAGGTATAGCTCCTCAGTATCAGGGCGTAGAGATGGGCGTTGACATGGGCTACAGGCTGCCTCTGTTTGACATAGAGGTAACTGCACAGAAGGCTTCTCCCTACTCCAAGATGAGCCAGAATGAGCTGGCGCTGCAGTTCTATGGCGCAGGATTCTTCAATCCTCAGATGGCTGACCAGGCTCTGGTGTGTCTGGACATGATGGACTTCGACAGAAAGCAGTTCATCATGCAGAAGATAGCTCAGAACGGCGGCATGTATCAGCAGATGCTTATGATGCAGCAGCAGATGATGAATCTGGCTCAGATGGTGGACGAGGACAGAGGCACAAACCTTGCCGACCAGATAGCTGCAGGCATCAATGGCCAGCCTGCACCTGCTCTCATAGAGGGCAACATGGGCAAGAAGGTAGGCGAGACCGAGGCTCTCGGAGGAGAAGAGAAGGCCGAGGCTACCAACACCAAGAAAGCAAGGCAGAGAGTGGCTGACTCCACCTCACCGACTTAAGGAGGCGCAGGATGACACAGGCTACATTCTCAACCAATAAGAAGGCCGGGAGCATAACGCTCAAGGTCTCAGGGCATGCAGGAGCTGCAGAGCATGGCAAGGACATTATCTGCGCTGCAGCATCCATCCTGACATACACACTGGCTCAGGCAGTCACCTTCATGCACAAGGAGGGCAAGCTCCACAAAAAGCCCAACATCCGCATGAAGGAGGCTGAGGGCGAGGCAGTCATCACTGTCAAGCCCAAGGAGGAGTGGTATGGAGAGGCGCTGCATGCATACTTCGTAACTCAGGTGGGATACCACCTACTCAGCCACAACTATCCTGAGTATGTGGCACTCAATTCTTTCAGTGATAAGGCATAAGCCATCACATATACTACGGACTCGTCCACCTTACGGACAGGAGGAATACCATGAGCGAATACATTAACCTGAAGCTCCAGCTCTTTGCCGAAGGCGGTGGAGACGGTGGCACAGGAGCAGAAGGTACACAGGGCGTAACCGAGGCAGCCGCCTTGCCTCAGACTAAGGGCGTAAAAAACAATCCTCTTGCAAATGTCAAGTATGGCATTCAGGAGGAAGCGACTCCTGCCGCCGGGGATGTCAAGCAGCCTGCTACACCAGACCGCAATGCCGAGTTTGAGAAGCTCATCAAGGGCGAGTACAAGGACCTGTACGATGCCAGAGTGCAGGACACCATCCGCAAGAGACTCAAAGCCAACGAGGACACTGTTAACCGGTACAATGCCCTCTCTCCCACGCTGGAGCTCTTGGCCAATAAGTATGGTGTCAAGTCCGATGATATTGAAGCTCTCAACAAGGCCATCGAAGAGGATGACTCCTACTTCGAGGATGAGGCCATGGAAAAAGGCATGTCGGTGCAGCAGCTCAAGGAAATGCGCAAGATGGAGAGGGAAAATGCCGAGCTCAAACGGCAGATGAGCGAGAAGGAGACCAAGGAGCAGGCCTCCAAGCTCTACGCTTCCTGGATGCAGCAGGCAGAGGATGCAAGGAAAGTGTATCCCACCTTCGACATCAAAGCTGAGATGAGCAATCCTGAATTCGTCAAGCTCCTGAAGAGCAATGTTGATGTCAGGACTGCCTACGAGGTGCTGCACAAGGATGAGATAATCCCTGCAGCCATGCAGTTTACTGCAAGGACCGTAGAGCAGAAACTGGCAAACAAGATTATGGCAGGCAGCTCAAGACCGAATGAGAACGGCATGAAGTCTCAGAGCGCAGCGGTCATCAAGAGCGATGTGTCACAGCTCTCCAAAGCGGATCGTGCAGAAATCATCCGCAGAGTACAAAGAGGAGAGAAAATCAGATTCTGATGCTGATTTAATCTCCTTCCACCAACATCAAAAACAAAAAAAGATAAGGAGATTAAAAACATGAATTACATTAACCTTCAGCTGTTCGCAGCAACTGTGCAGACCACTCTGCTTGATGGTCTGTCCCCTGAGATGAAGACCTTCTACGATATGACTCTTATCGATGAAGCTCAGGCAAATCTCGTTCACCACCAGTTCGGCCAGAAGCGCCCCATCCCTGCAAACGGCGGCAAGACCATCGAGTTCCGCAAGTTTGCCCCTCTCGCTAAGGCCCTGACTCCCCTCACCGAGGGCGTAACTCCTGACGGCAAGAGCCTGACCGTCACTGCCATCACCGCTACTGTATCCCAGTACGGCGACTACATCACTCAGTCCGATGTCCTGGAGCTGACTGCTCTCGACAACACCGTCCTTGAGGCCACCAAGCTGCTTGGCAGACAGGGCGGCGCTACTCTGGACACTGTTGTCCGCAATGTTATGCAGTCTGGTACCAATGTCACCTACTGCCCCAAGGTAGGTGCTGACGGTGCTACCACTGCTGTCACCTCTCGTGACGCACTGGATGATACCTGCCAGCTGACCGTAGATGTCATCAAGCAGGTCGTGGCAAAGCTGAGAGCTCAGAATGCTCCCACCATCGGCGGCAAGTATGTTGCCATCGTCCATCCCTATGTGGCCTATGACCTGATGAGCGATCCCAAGTGGATCGAAGCTCACCAGTACGCCAAGCCTGAAAACCTCTATGAGGGTGAAATCGGTGAGCTCGGCGGTGTCAGATTCGTGGAGACCACTGAGGCCAAGATTTACGAGGGCGGCGTATTCGGTACTCTCGTCTTCGGTGAAGGCGCATACGGTGTTACCGAGGTCACCGGCGGCGGCATGCAGACCATCGTCAAGCAGAAGGGCAGCGCAGGTACTGCCGATCCTCTGGACCAGAGAAGCTCCGTGGGCTGGAAGGCTATGCTGACTGCAGAGCTGCTCATCCCCAACTACCTCGTGCGTGTTGAGAGCAAGTCCGCAGCATTCTCTGCTACCGCAGCAGTTAACTAATCCAATGGGGGGAGGGTAACTCCCTCCCCTGAATCTTTGTAGGAGGTAACTATCATGGCAGAAGCCAAGGAAAAACTCGTAAAAATCAGAATCCCTCGCACCAAGGCAGACCAGGAAGATGTCCCTGTATGGGTCAATAACAGGTCTTGGCTTATCAAGAGAGGCGAGACTGTGGAAGTCCCTGAGTGCGTAGCAGAGGTCCTCAGACATCAGGAAGAGATGCTTGAGGAGGCTATGCTCTTTGAGGAGAAAGTCAAAAAGGGTAATTAAGCCCTGAGCAAATGGGGAGCGATTCGCTCCCCATTACTTGAATGGGGGAGAACAAATGACCATTATTCAGGCAATCAATATGGTGGATGACACCAAAAGCAACACCTATACGCAGCGTGACAAGACCAGATGGCTGTCTCGCATTGACTGGCGCATCAAGAAGGAGATTATCGACACTCATGAGAGCGAGACCGAGGTCGAGTTTGTGGGCTACGATGATGAAACTCCCATTGATGCAGTCCTTCTTGCTCCTGAGCCCTACGATGAGCTGTATCTGCGCTGGCTGGAGGCTCAGATAGACTACGCAAATGGCGAGTTCAGCAAGTTCAATAACAGTATCACCATGTTCAATGCAGCCTTCTCTGACTTTGAGCGGTGGTACAACAGAACACATAAGCCCATCGGCAAGACTCGCAAGTTCTTTTAAGGGGGGGAATGGGATGAGATATCCGACACTTAAAGAGGAGAATACCAGCAGACAGCTCACAGATGCCTTCGGAGGCTACAATCACAACCTCCTGATAGGTGATGGGGAGTTTTATGACATGAAAAACCTCACCTCTTCCTACTATCCCCTCATGGCAAACAGAGGCAAGCGAGGCACAGTCTCAAAGCTGGGCGCTCCCAGTGGGCTGCTGGCCAAGTCCAAACTGGCATACATAGACGGCACAAAGCTCTTCTATGACGGAGCTGACATCACAAGCTACATCAATGCAGCAGGCTTTGCCATCTCGGACGATGAGACCATGACTCCCAAAAACCTCATAAGCATGGGAGCATATATCCTCATTTGGCCTGACAAGCTCTACATTAACACCGAAAACTACACAGACTGCGGCAGTATTGAAGCAGCATTCAGCACAGCCGCAGACTCTGCTGTGACATATACCATATGCAAGGTTGACGGCACAGCCTATGGCACTCCTGTTATAGGAGGCTCTGCGCCTGAAAATCCGAACAACGGAGACCTGTGGATAGACACCTCAAGCGCTACGCACACTCTCAAGCAGTATTCCAGCACCTCAAGCATGTGGGTGGATATACCTTCCGTGTATACAAGGATATCTTATGCAGGGATCGGCAAGAGCTTTGCAAAGTACGATGGCGTGAAGATTTCCGGGTGTGCTGCTGCAGAGGCATCCATAGTAAGCCAGATAGAGGCTCTCAACGGCACCAAAATCATCTACGACAAGGGAGATGACTACATTGTTGTGGTGGGGCTTCTGGACCAGGCATACACGCAGACAAGCGGCAGCGTGACTATAAGCAGGCAGATGCCTGACCTTGACTTTATCACCGAGGCAGAAAACAGGCTGTGGGGCTGCAAATACGGCCTTGTAAATGGCGAGACTGTCAACGAGATTTACTGCTGCGCTCTCGGTGACTTTAAGAACTGGAATCAGTTCCTCGGTCTTGCTACCGACAGCTATGCAGCCTCTGTGGGTACAGACGGCGAGTGGACCGGCGCTGTAACTCACAAGGGATATCCGATATTTTTCAAAGAAAACTGCATGCACAAGGTCTACATCAGCTCTTCAGGCGCTCATCAGATAGTGGATGCGGCCTGCAGAGGAGTACAGAAGGGCAGCGACAAGAGCCTCGTGGTGGTCAATGAGAATCTGTACTACAAGAGTGTGAGCGATGTGTGCGTGTTTGACGGCTCTCTTCCTGTGTCGGTAAGCAGTCAGTTCGGCACTGAGAAATACTTCAATGCCACTGCCGGCTCCCTTGGAGACAAGTATTACATCTCCATGAGCGACAGGGAGAACAAATGGCATCTCTTCGTATATGACACCTCCAAGGGCTTCTGGCATCAGGAGGACAACACTCAGGCCATGTGCTGGGCAAGGTGCAAGGGCGAACTCTACTACATCAATGCTCAGACCAATGAGCTTATGTGCGTAGGTGGTACGGAAGGCACACTGGAGAAGGAAGTCTCCTGGAGCGCCACCACAGGACTTATGGGCTACGGCAATGTGGACCAGAAGTACATCTCCAGATTCAACCTGCGTATGAAGCTGCCTATTGGCTCCCTTGCAGACCTGTACATCCAGTATGACAGCGATGGCATATGGAATCATGCAGGACATATGGAGGGTGTGGGTACAAAGACCTTCATGCTCCCTGTAAGACCTCGCAGATGTGACCACTTCCAGTTCAAGATAGAGGGCACAGGAGAGGTCAGGATATACTCACGAGCCAATATACTTGAGACAGGAAGTGATGAGTAATGGCAGTGAAGATAGAATCGCCTCCTGTGCTCAGTGGGCAGCCAGAGGTGCAGGTAAAGGAAATAAGCAGCTATCTGTTCAGGCTGGCTGAGATGCTGAATGTGGCTCTCAACAATCTTGATGAGAACAACTTCTCAAGCGCAGCGGCAGTAACAGGCAGCAAGGCAACAAAGAGCTCTCAGGGCATTGACACCGCCTCAAGCTACAAGGAGCTGCGTGGCCTCATAAGCAACACAGCTCAGATAGTGAATGTAGAGATAGAGAGACTCAGCACCGAGCTTGAACAGCAGTATATCGCCATGTCAAATGACTGGGGCACTTTTCAGGAGAACATCTCCAGCACCATTGAGGCTACTGCAGAGAGTGTAGTGCAAAACTATAACTATGACTCAGAGCTGCAGGCGCTGCATGAAGAGGCGGCAGGCTTCTCGGCCTATAGGATAAGCACCGAGGGATATATCCGACAGGGATTTATCGACAGGGACGAGAACAATGTGCCCATAGTAGGCATAGCCATAGGGCAGGGGCTCAAGTCCACAGCGGTGACCATAAACGGCACAGAGTATCAGCAGATAGACAGCACCGCAAGCTGCGCCTTCTATACTGCCACCAAGGTCTCCTTCCGCATCAATGGACAGGAGGTGGCCTATGTGTCAAACCGCAAGCTCTACATAGGTGATGTGGAGATTACAGGCAGTGTGGTGCTGGGCAGCAAATGGCAGATAAGCACCAACAACGGCCTGACCATCAAATGGATAGGAGGCTAAGATATGACTTTTCTCGCAAATGGAATACAGTGGGGCAGCTCCCCTGTCATAACAACCTCCTTTGAGTATGAGCACAGGCGCTCAGGCCAGGACATGCAGTACAGGGTGAGGATCACCATCAATCCCCTGAACACCGGCAGCAGTTTCTTCGGATATCCCATATATGCACAGATATCCCTCGCAGGAAATGTGGTGGACTCTCAGACCATGAAGAATCCCTCACCTTCCACATGGAGCTCTGCCATCACGCACACCACCTCGTGGTTTACTGTGTCAAACAAGACCTCAGGCACAACGGCCTTGGCAGTAAGGCTGTACAGTGGCTCAGGCTCAAGCAGAGACCAGACCTACACCTATTCTCTGGTGGTAGACCCGGCAAGGAGCGATGTAGCAGCCAACAACGGCTATACAGGCACTCCCCTGACCATCTCCATCACCAGATATTCGACATCATTTACACACACTCTCAAATACTCCATAGGCAGCGCAAGCGGCACTATTGTGGAGAAAACCTCCTCAACATCCGTGACATGGACTCCTCCTATGAGTCTGTGCAATCAGATGCCCAGTGCTCTGCAGCGCACATGCACCATTACCTGTGAGACCTACTCAGGCTCAACTCTTGTGGGAAGCACCACTACCACGCATGAATTGTATGTCCCCAAGAATGTGCAGCTTGAGCCACAGGACGGATGGGCGACAGTGGCTGCCTATAACACAGGCACTCAGGCCGCCAACACAAGCGCATTTGTGCAGGGCTACAGCAAGGCTCAGGTCACCTTCGATGCAAGCAGGATAAGCACCGCCAAGAGCTACGGCGCTACTCCCAAGTCATACAAGGTGGTCTTCGATGGAGTGACCATAGCTGAGTCCCCATATAGGACAGGACTTATAAATCGGTCTGGCACTCTGCAGATTACCTGCTATGTGACCGACACCAGAGAGCGGACCACAAGCAGCACACTGAGCTTCACTGTTTATCAGTATGCAGCACCGACTCTCAGCGGCATATCCATATTCAGGTGCAACAGCAGCGGAGTGGCAGATGCTGCAGGCACATACTTCTCCGCAAAGGCTACGGCGGCATACAGCGCCCTGGGTGGAGCGAACAGTGCCACTCTGAGTGTGAGGTATGGCAGGACCGGGGGAAGCATGGGCGCATATACCAACATGACAAGCGGTCAGGCCATCGTCCTTGGCGGCGGCAATATCCTCACCAGCGCCACATATGCCGTGGAGATAAGGCTGATAGACAGTCTTGCAAGAGGTGTGGTCTACACCGACTACATATCCACGGAGGCAGTCTTCTTCAAAGGCCGTGACGGAGGAAATGCTGCAGGCTTCGGCAAGCTCCCTGAGAGGGACAATGTACTGGATGTGGCATGGGACCTGCAGACCAGAGGCGACCTGTATGTGGGCGAAGCAGGGAATAAGATGGCTGACTTTGTTAAGGAAGAAGGCAGCACCACCGTGGACACAGCTTTGTGGCAGTACCGCAAGTGGAACAACGGCAGAGTGGAGATGTGGAGCAGGCAGACCATAGACTCAGGCGCTTTCAGCGGCTCAAACAATCTCTATTACAGCGGCGCAATAACACTGACCTTACCTTTTGCGCTGGGTAGCGACAGGGCACAGGCTTTTGTATCCTGCCACAGCAGCGGTGTCACCTGGGCATCATCAGTAGGCGCATGGGCAGAAGATGTGCGCTTCGTGGTAGGCAGAATGTACGGAGGCACAGATTCACTTTCAATGGCAGTGCAGGTTTATGTGACCGGCTACCTGCTATCCTAAATACTACAGAAAGGAAGAGGCTTTATTATGGCAGACAAATACGAATACAAGGAATATCAGGAGAGCGAAGCTGTACGGCAGGCGCAGGAAGCTCTCCAGAATCAGCTGGCGCAGAAGCCCGGTGCCTACCAGTCCCAGTGGCAGACAAGCCTGAACGACACTCTTGACAAGATAATGAATCGGCAGGAGTTCAGCTATGACCTGAATGGCGATGCCCTGTACCAGCAGTACAAAGACCGTTATGTGCAGCAGGGACAGATGGCCATGAAGGACACCATGGGACAGGCTGCAGCTCTCACTGGTGGTTACGGCAACACCTACGCTCAGAATGCAGGGCAGCAGGCATACCACGGATACCTGCAGGGGCTGAACGACAGAGTGCCAGAACTGTATCAGCTGGCGTTTGACAAGTACAATCAGGAAGGCTCCGACCTCTACAACCAGTATGCGCTGCTGGGGCAGAGAGAGGACGCAGACTACGGCAGATACAGAGACTCCCTCGGTGACTGGAACGCAGAGAGAGACTTCCTCACAGGCCGCTACGACAGTGAGCGCAGCTACGACTACAGCCAGTATGCTGCAGACAGGGACTTCGGCTACGGTCAGCACAGGGATGCAATTGCTGACGAGCAGTGGCAGAAGAACTTCGATGAGGCACTGAGGCAGTTTAATTACGCCAACAAGCTCATTGACGCAGATACGGCTATGGGTAGAGAAAGCTCTTCCGGTTCTTCTGGCTCTTCTGGTTCTTCTGGCAGCAGGTACGATGCGAATGTGGCAGCAACGCAGAAAATGCTCAATAGAGCAGGCTTCATTGTAGCTATTGACGGCGTGTGGGGCTCTAAAACGCAGGCGGCATGGGATGCTTATCAGAAGAGTCTGGAAAAGCCGCCTGAAGGACCTGAAGAAACAACAATGTCTTATAGTTTTGGGGGGCTCGTCCAGGCAGCTGCAGCAGGAGCTACAAAACAGGGGCTGGTAGAAACACTGAAAGCCAACGGCGTAGAAATAACTGAAGCAGTGCTGGCAGATATCAACAGAGCTCTCAGCAAGTAAGGAGGAACGGTTATGGCAGGAACGCAGCGTAAATCTATACTGCAAAGTTATATAGAAAAAAATGGTGCAGAAGGCCTTAATAAAGAATATGTATCAAAAGTATTAGGGCAAAGCTCATCAGAAGGAAGCAACGCAGAAAGCAGTTCTTCGGCAATGACACAGAACAAATCTATCCTGCAAAGTTATGTGGAAAGAAACGGCACAGAAGGCCTTAACAAAGAATATGTATCAAGGGTATTAGGCAACAGAATCGACTTTGGACATACAGGGCAGACCAACAGCAGGGTGACCAGCATCGAGGATGCCAACAGATGGTTTGATGAAGCCTTCAAGCTCTTCCAGTCCATGAACAGCTATGCAGAGAGCAACAAGGATAAGTACAACAGGGACTATGGCTCCGAGTACAGTTCTCAGATAGAGAATATACTGGATTCTGCCACTGGCGTAGAGGACTACCTCTACAGTCACAGGAGCGAGATTGGGAATTACGATGAGCTTTATGGAGCACTGAAGGAGTATCGTGAGGCGCTGAAGCAGTACGATGTCTCAAGTGCCTCCATGAGAGACTACTACTCTCAGTGGGAGTCTGAGGATCAGTACAACTGGCAGAAGACTTATCAGGACAAGAGCTATGATGAGCTGTCAGAGGTGCTTAAAAATCTGGACAATAAGAGTGACGAGTATGAGTGGGTAAGCAGTTTTGCTGCCTACAAAGACACTCAGGAAAAGCTGGCCTTTGATACTGCCACTGCGCAGCAGGAGCTTGAAGCACTGACTGCAAGGTACGAAGAGGCAAAGGCACTCAAAAACGAGTACAACCGCTATGCGTCAGGCGCTGCACGAGACCCAGCGAGGGCAACCTCAGCTCTGACGAGGCTGCAGAAGTATGGTGACCTTGAAGAGCTTGAGAGGGAAATCACTGAGAGGACCATGTACCTCAATCAGGCACAGAGGCTGCAGGAAAACGAGAAGCGTGTCTCTGAGGCTGTGAATGCATCAGATTTCAGGGCACTGAGTGGCTACAACTCCACCATAAACAAGGACGCAAAATGGTGGCAGGCAGAAACTTCGGACGAGCTGTACGAGTGGATCAATGACAGGAACGGCTTCCGTGATAAATACGAGGAGAGCAGAGCAAGCTCTGCGGCACTCATAGCCAGTACGAGCCAAGGCTACGCTCTCCCGGCTGATGCCACCTCAAGATACACCGACCTGGGCTATGACAAGCTGACCGAAGATGAGATAGCAATCTTCAACTACTACTATGCCAAGGATGGCAAAGAGGCTGCGCAGCAGTATCTGGACGGCATTCAGGAGTCTCTGAACTACCGCATGGCAGAAGAGATATACAAGCCTATGGAAGACAAGACTGCCCTGCAGCTCGTCTTCGGTGTGCAGGCAGGCCTTGACCAGTTCGGCTCAGGTTTGCAGGCACTGTTTTCTGAGGAGGGCTACATACCTCCTTCTGCTATGCAGATGGCCTCTCAGATGGTGAGAGGTGACCTTGAGGACAACGGAGCAAAGCTCCCGGACTGGCTGGGTGGCGCTTCTGTTGGTCAGATGGCATATGACGCTGTGACTACCACATCCAATATGCTGCCTTCTATTCTCGCTTCTACGGCAAGCAACTTTATTCTTCCTGGCTCAGGCACTGTTGTAGGCAGCACTCTACTGGGTGCTTCCGCAGCAGGCAATGCATATCAGGAAATGCTCAACCTTGGCTATGACAAGGGACAGGCAAGGTCTTATTCAATGCTGGTGGGCGCTTCTGAAGCTGGACTGCAGGCGCTCCTTGGTGGTATCGACAAGCTGAGTGGTGGTCTGCCGCAGAAGGCTGTGAATGCGCTGCTCAAGAATGTGGATAATGCTTTTGCACGAGTGGCAATCAACATGGGTGTAAACATGGCATCCGAGTTCACTGAGGAGTATCTGCAGGAAGTCCTGTCTCCCTGGTTTCAGAATCTCACGCTCAACACCGAGAACGATGTGAAGCTCCTCACTCCTGAAGCACTCTACTCAGGTCTGCTGGGCGCACTGACTGCAGGCGTAATGGAAGGTCCCAGCACTATTGTCGGAGAGGTGAAAACCTATAACACCGGCAAGGAGTTCCAGCAGATGGAAGGCGGCGTAGACAGACTGACTCAGCTCGGCAAGACTTTCTCCGCAGACTCTGTAGCACATCAGCTTGCAGGCCGTGTAAATGAGAACACCGGTGCTTATACCATTGGCAGACTCTTCAACGAGATAGGAGCTACTCTCACTGAGCAGAATCAGAGCGAGATTATGCTTTCCCTTGAGCGCAAGGGTATAGACCATGACTCTGCAGAGACGATAGCCAGCACTCTGGCTGCTGTGGTAGATGGCAAGCGACTGAGCCCAAAGCAGGCCGCTATATGGAACGCTAACAAGGACATCTCCAAGACCATAATGGATGTCATCATCAATCCCAACTCCACGGTCAACCAGAGGTCAATGGGCTATAACAAGGCTCTTATGGACCTTGCAAAGAGCAAGGCAGGCGAGAGCGCCTCCCCTGCTGCTCAGGCTTCCACAGACAGCGTGAAAGCTGCTGCCGAGGGTAAATCCACCTCCGATATCCAGGCTCCCACAGAGCGCATTCTGGAGGCTTCTGAAGACGGCAAGACTACTCTCAAGGACTCTGGCAAAGAGGTTAACATAAAGAGCATAGCTTCCATAAAAGACGGAGCAATGACTCTTGAGCTTGAGGACGGCAGCACCGTAGACTCCAAGGATGTCCTCTATGCTTCAGATAATGAGGCTCTGGTCTATGAGACTGTGGCAAGGATGAATATCAATGCTGCAGCAGCTACCACTCTGGTGCAGAAGTATAATCCCTCCATGTCTGCGGAGGTGTACTCCAGAGGCATTCAGGAGGCCTACCGCTACGGCATGTACAACATCCCTGTGAGTGAGATGATGGAGCGTGGCTCGTTCTCCAAGGACCTCAATGAGGAGCAGAGGAACACTGCATATAGTTTGGGTCGAATTTTCAAGGAAGGCAAAGTAGAGACTCAGACCAAGGCTGTGAACAAGGCATACGATAAGGCTAAGGAAGCGCTCAAGGACGGCAGCAAAAAGCGGAAGCCTGGCAAGGTTAAGTTCCACGACAACATCGATGCTAAGAGCTTTACCGAGCAGCAGAGAGTAGTTCTTGACGAGGCAAGAGTCTTAAGCGCAGCTTTGGGTATTGATATTCACTTCTACTCCGGTATGAAGGAGTACGGAAGATATGAGAAGGGAACTGGCTCCATATGGCTGAATGTAAATGCCAATGTCAGCGGTCAGACTCTCATGCAGAACACACTGTCTCATGAGCTTGTACACTTTGCTTCTGAATGGTCCCCGGATAAATTTAAGGCCTTTGCAGATTTCCTCATCACTCATTATGGCAAAGAAGGCATGTCTGTCGAGCAGGCAATACTTGCCAAGCAGAAGGAATATGCAGAGAACGGCATTAAGCTGACCGAAGATGAGGCTTATGAGGAGCTCATAGCAGAGGCTGCAAGCACCATGCTGACAGACAGCAATGCTGTTGAGACTCTGGCAAAGCTGAATCCTGATATCGTCCAGAGGATAAAGGGCTTCCTTCAGGGGCTGCTCAAGAGGATACAGGAATATTTCGGACAACTGCCTGCTGACTCCCCTGAAGCGCAGAGAGTCCGTGAGATGGAGCAGGAGACTCAGAAGGTGCTCCAGAATCTCTTCACGGAAATGCTGGTGGATGCAGGAGAACACTATTCCACCATCCGTCAGGCCTTCGGCAAGAACACCGTCATTGAGACCAATGCAGACGGCGAGTTCCTGCTTGCCAAGAATGATGGCAAGGGCAATCAGAAGACCGACATCCTGTTCAACGCTGCCACCTGGGAGAGAGGCGGCAGGGACACTCTGGCGACTGCTCTCAGGAATGAGGGCTTCAGCGCAGCAGATGTCAAGGCAGCTCTGACCATCATGGATGCCAAGTATGAGCTGGTGAAGCAGCTCGGCAAGGAATATTCTGAGCAGGATCGCATCAATAAAATTGATATTACCACAGATATCAAGGATGGCCACTCCGTTATTTCAGCGCTTGTGACCAACGGAGACTATCCTGTGAACATAGACCTGATGATGGTCTGCAAAAAGAGGCAGGCTTACCAGAAGGTCATCAACAGACTGTGCGAGACCGGCATGATTCAGCAGGCCACCGTGGACTCTCTGGCTATAGCCGAAATCAACAAGATACTCGGCAAGTATGGCTTTGAGACTGCCTGCCTTGGGTGCTTCGTTGAGTCCAGAAGACTGCGTATACAGGAATGGGCTGAGACCATCACCAAGGAATGGAATGCAGAGGTCAAGAAGCGCAATCCCAATGCAAAGCCTTTTGCTTTTGGCAAGAGCGAGACAAAGCTCACTCAGGCCGAGATAATGCAGCTCGTAGGTGAGCTGGAGAGCGGTGGAGAGAAGAATGACAAGGGCAACCTTAACCTTGGTCAGGGCAGTGCTGTCAAGAGGATGGGTGTCCTCCTGGACAAAGTGCCTTCTCTGCAAAAGACTCTGTCTGTAGAAGACCTCATCACACCGGATGGTCTGAAGAGACTGAGACAGTTTGACTCCAACCTGTTCTCAATGGTCAAGTCCAGATACGGCAGCAACAGTCCCAAATATGTGCAGGACTTCAATCCCTACAATTCAGAGCTTGCCATATATGGCAAAGTGCCTTCTCAGTACGAGAGTCTGAGAGAATACCTCTATGCCATAGGTGGAGCGAGAATGCAGAGCTTCTCCGACTTCATTGTGGAGAACTGGTTTGACTACTGTCAGATTGTCGCTGACCTTGCAGCAAGGAAGCTGCCTATGCATACCTACACCAAGGAAATTGCACTGGTCAAGCTCTTCGGCATGACAGGCATCAAGGTGAACATGTCCCTTATCCCGGACATTGACCACAGTCTTGGCAAGGAATATGCAGGCCTCACTCTCAATGAGAACGGCGAGTATGAGCTTATTTGGGCAGACAAGGACAGGCACAAGGCAACAGGCGGCAAGTCCTTCATGCAGAGCATCAACTTCGCAGATGCCATCGCCCTGCAGGAAGACCCTCGCTACTCTGCCAATGTAGGCACCATAGCTGTCGGTGTTTCTGATAACCACATTCTGAAGATGCTGGATGATCCTCGCATCAGGATGATTATCCCTTACCACAGCAGCGGCATGAATCCTATTTATGCTCATATTGTGGGCTCATCCTACTACAAGGATTACACTCTCGTCCAGAATACTACTGTTGCATACCTCATAGACAGCAAGGGTAATCGCAGGAATGTAAAACTCAGCAAACCGCAGGTAGCTAAACTCACGGCAGGCTTTGAGTTCAATCAGAAGCTGCAGGAAATTGGGGATGCCAGAGCAACTGCTGAGGCTTACAAAGAATGGTGCAAGGATGCATCTCAGCACACCATCACCATTAACGGCGAGACCTACACCGCAGTGCTGACTCCCAAGTTCAATGACTTTGCAGGCCATAATAACTACTACAAACTGCTTGAGGACTTCAACACCTATGACTGCATCACTGAAGAGGCAGCTCCGCAGGGTGATGTCACTCAGACCTATCCGGAAGACTTTGAGGACCTCCTTAAGGCTGAAGTGCAGGCTCGTGAGGAATATCGCCAGAAGCAAGACCCAAAATTCAATGATGCTATGGCAGAGATTGAAGCCTTCCTTGAAAACCACAGCAAGGCAAACACTGTCCACTATGCAGACAAGCAGGGCATAAAGCTCGGTGCAAAGGACAAGAAGCTGAATGCAAGTGAGAAGGCCAAGCTGACTGAGCTGAAAGCCAAGGATAAATCCATGTACAGGATGCCTGCAAAGGCAGATCCCTCCTTCTCCAGCAAGGCAGCCAAAGCAATCGATGCCTTCGGCACAACAACTGACTTTGCAGAGGCAGGCTTTATTCTTCCGGGCGGCGAGATGCTGAGGTTTACTGATGACAAGCACAGCGGAGAACGGCAGTATGACCACCGAGCAATCGGCATGGCATATGGTGTGGATGTTGACCTGAATGTCAATCGAGGTTACAACAAGGAATCTAACAAGCACCTTGATGACTTCGTGGAAAATGGCGGCATCCGCTTTGATTCTGGCAGCCTTGAGTTCAACTTTGATGCGATGATGCAGATGAGCAAAAATGTTCCTATCACGAAGGAACAGGAGCGAGCTATCAGAGACTTCATCAGATGGAAGAAGGACCGAGAGGAGCAGTACAATCCTGATGACGATCCCCTTTCACTGTATCGTGGGCCTCTCGCACTTCGCATCGATTTCGGTGGGACATCCGATGTTGCAGTTTCCGCTGACCGTGGTGCATTGGGAATTAAGCACCTGACCTACGAAGGTGGTCAGATAAATGCTGACCGTATCATCGCTGATATCCGTCACTTTTATCAGACCGGAGAAATTAGGCAGCAGTCCTTGACGGCTCAGTTCCGCTACCGCATGCCCTCAAAGGCAAACAGAAAGCCTGCTTATCAGGAGTGGAATGTGCAGGAGGCGCTCCAAGAGGCCTTAGACCACAAAAACACAAGGCATGAGAATGTCATTAAAATAGGTCGCCTCCCTAATTACATCACAGACACTGTGGGCATTGAAGGAGATATGTATATATATCGTGACCATGCCTATGAGAACATGGTGTCCGAGGAACAAGCAATTAAGGATGGGAGACCGATTAAGCGCAATGGCAGACCCATACATTTCCATGACCACGGCATTATAAAGATGACTGATGCTATAATGGCGCTTGAGCATCCGATAATGGCGATTGCCGGCAAAGGGAATAAAGACGGCAATCCAGTAGTGGTTTTGCTTCTCGATGTAAAAGGAAAAAACGGTGCGCCTCTTTACGCATCTCTGGGCTTTTACAACGATGAAGAAATCAATGGCAGCTTTCAGAGGAGACCTCATATTGTCCTTACTATCGCTGAGAGAGACATTAAAAAAGCCACGCCAGGAGAAGGGCGTGACAGTTATGAGGAGATTATCAAGAAGGCTGTTGATAACGGCAAGGTGATTGATTTTGACAAAGAAAAAAGAGCCGTCCTGTCAGTGATTGCCGAGCAAGCGAGGCTCGGGAATATAACAGAGACAACTCTCAAGCAGAATCTATCACATTTCCAGAGGGAAGTCAAGGTCTTCAAAGAAAAAAATGGAATAAATTACAGACAAGGCAACGAGGACTCCCTCAACACCAGACATCTCCTCGCCAATGCCCTTGAGTCTGTAGCTCAGAATGACATCGAGCGCAATAAGATTCAGCAGTACAAGGAGAAGATAGACCTTGTCAACGCTGAGGAGCGCAAGCTGCAGGAGCTGAGAGCTGAAATCAAGGAGCTGTCCTTCGCCAAGGGGCCGAGGGACACCGAGAGGATTAAGAGCTTGCAGTTTGAGGCTATTCAGGCAGCAAACCGCATCAACACCATAGACCGACAGCTCCTGCGCCTTGAGGCAAGCAAGCCTCTGCAGGCAGTGCTTGAGCGAGAGAAGGCTATGGCGAAGAAGAGAGCGGAGCAGAAGGGCAAGGAAGCTCTGGAGGCATATCGAGAGAAGGCCGCCAAGACTCAGCGAGAGCTGCTTGAGAGAGTGCAGCAGAGCAGGAAGAATGCCAAGGAAGGCAGAGACAAGACTGCCATGCGTCACAAGATTAAGGACATTGTCACCGAGCTTAACAACTATCTGTTGAAGGGCACGAAGGACAAGCATGTCATGATAGGCCTGCAGAAGGCTGTGGCTGCAGCTCTGGATGCTGTGAACATGGACACCGTGGGAGCAGAGGAGCGCATCGCCAAGCTGAATGCGGAGCTTATCAAGGCCAAGACTCCTGAGAAAATCATGGAGATTACTCGCAGAATTGAGCGAGTGCAGGCTATGGGCGACAAGATGAGCGACAGGCTTGCAAAGCTCAAAGCAGCCTATGCGGACATCAAGGACTCTGACGATCCTCTGATAGCCAACTCTCACGATGAGGTCATTGAGGCGAAGATAGAGGCTGTGACCGCAAGTGTGGGCGAGACTGCTCTCAGAGATATGACGCTGCAGCAGCTTCAGGATGTGTATGACCTTTACAAGATGGTGCTCACCACCATTCGCAACTCCAACAAGGCATTCAAGGCCGCCAAGGGTGAGGAGATATCCGTCCTGGGCAACAATGTCATGATGGAAGTGGAAGAGGTCGGAGGCAAGAAGAAGCTCAGGCTGAAGGGACTGGACGGCATAAGCAAGTTCTTTTGGAATAACTTCAAGCCCATATATGCATTCAAGTACATCGGCTCAAAGACTCTGAGCAGAATCTTTGACAGCGTGAGAGCTGGAGAAGATGTATGGGCGAAGGATGTAAGCGAGGCAAGAGTGTTCTTCCTTGAGCAGTCCAAGAAGCATGGCTATGACTCATGGGACTTCAAGAAGACCTATGACTTCAAGTCCTCTTCTGGCATGGACTTCAGCCTCAACCTTGAGCAGATAATGTCCCTGTACGCATACTCCAAGCGTGAGCAGGCTAAGGACCACCTTCAGCGTGGAGGTATCGTCTTTGACGAGGCTACCGAGGTGACGGTCAAGACCAAGCTGGGCATTCCTCTGAAGTTCAATCCTATGGAGGCTACGGCGTATAACATCTCCCCGGAGACTCTGGCAGACATCACAAGCAAGCTCAATGAGGAGCAGATTGCTTTTGTGGATGCTATGCAGGAGTACCTCTCCTCCGATATGGGCGAGAAGGGCAACGAGGTCTCCCTTGAGATGTACGGCGTGAAGCTGTTCAAGGAGAAGTTCTACTTCCCTCTTAAGTCCGCTACTCAGTACATGGCGAGAGCCAAGGAACAGCAGAAGGGCGAGGTCAAGATAAAGAACAGCGGCTTCAGCAAGGAGACCACACAGAAGGCCAACAATCCTATCGTCCTGACTCCTTTCATGGATGTTTGGGCAGAGCATGTGAATGACATGAGCATGTATCATGCGTTTGTGCTGCCGATGGAGGACTTCTACAGAGTCTTCAACTACAGGACTCCTACCTCCGAGACTATGGCGACAGAGTCTGTAGAGATGTACATCCAGAACGCATACGGCAAGGGTGCTACAGCTTATATTGAGCAGCTGCTGAAGGACCTGAACGGCGGCGCAAGAAGCGATCCCACCGCAGGCATCATCAATAAGATGATTGGGCTGTTCAAGAAGGGCGCAGTATTTGCTTCAGCATCTGTGGTTATCCAGCAGCCTTCGGCAATCGCAAGAGCTATGGCTCTTATTGACAGCAAATACTTCGCAGGTAAGAAGCTGGACAGCAAGAGACATGCAGCTCTGTGGGAAGAGGTCAAGCAGTACGCTCCTATCGCAATAATCAAGGAGATGGGCTACTTCGACACCAATGTAGGCAAGAGCACTGTGGACTTCATCAAAGCCAAGGAGTACGACTCCTGGGGCGACAAGATGAAAGGCCTCGTGGTGGACGGCAGCTACAGAGACGAGGTGCTCTCAAAGGCTCCTGCTCTGGCTGACGAGCTGGCATGGTGTGCAATATGGGAGGCTGTCAAGCGTGAGACTGCTGCAAAGCACAAGGGACTGGCCGTAGGGTCTGAGGAGTTCCTGAAGGCTGCAGGAGAGCGTTTCACTGAGGTCATAGTTAATACTCAGGTGTACGACTCAGTGCTTTCCAGAAGCGCAAATATGCGCTCCAAGGACACCGGCATGAAGATGGCCACCGCATTCCTCGCAGAGCCTACGACTTCAATCAACATGATTGCGGACGCTCTCATCCAGGGCAAGCGTGGCAACAGGAAGTATGCACGAGCTGCCATCGGTGCTGTAATCGCTTCTCAGATACTCAACGCCATCCTCGTGTCCTTCGTCTACGCAGGCCGAGATGACGATGAGGACGAGACCTACTGGGAGAAGTACCTCGCCAGCGTAACCGCAGAGATAAAGGACAGCTTCAACCTGTTCAGCTACATCCCCTTCGTTAAGGACATCGTGTCCATCGTTCAGGGCTATGATGTGGAGAGAAGTGACATAGCAGTCATCAGCGACCTGTGGAAGGCATACCAGCAGCTCGGCAGCGATAAGCTCTCTGCTTGGCGCAAGGTAGAAAACTTTGCAGGAAGCATAGCGCAGCTCTTCGGTCTGCCGATAAAGAACATCATGAGGGATGCAAGAGGCCTGTATCAGACTGTGAAGTCCTTCATGGGCGGCAACCACACCACTGCTGCCGGCGTAGGCTATGCTATCAAGGGTGCTGTAACCGGCAAGGATGTTTCCGACAGGCAGCAGCTCTATGAGGCGATGGTGTCAGGTGACACTGCACACGCTGAGAGAGTGAAGGCCAGATTTGAGGATCAGTCTGCTGTAGACTCTGCCATCCGCAAGGCGCTGAGAGAGAACGATCCTCGCATCCATGAGGCGGCTGTGGCGAGATACAACGGCGACATCGCTGAGTACACTCGCATAGCCAAGGAAATCATCGCTGAAGGGCACTTCTCTCAGGACTATGTGGTGACTGCGATAAGCACCGAGATGAACACTCTCAAGCCTGACAGCGAGGGAAGCAGCGGCAAGGCTGTAGGTCTCTACACTGATGATGACTACTTCAACGCAATTGTGGCAGGCGACACCGCCTCCGCAGAGATAGTCAAGGAGGGACTTATAGCTGCAGATGTAGCGAAGGGTGAGCTTGAAAGCTCTGCAGAAGACTCTGTGGAGAGCAGCTTCGTCACCAATGTCAAGGGCTCCTACCTTGAAGGCAATCTGACTGCTGCCAATGTCAAGACTCTGCTCACCAAGTATGGCGACCTGAGCGCAGACGAGGCCGCTACCAAGATTGCCGAGTGGAACTTCGAGGCAAAGTATGGCTACTCATGGAGCAATAGAGACAATGCCTACAGGCTCGGTGTGGTCACTCAGGAGCAGCTCATTCAGGCCACTATGGAGGTCAAGGCCGTAGACAGAGCTACTGCCACCATTGATGTGAGATTCCTCGACTTCCAGCTCAAGTATCCTCAGTACAGCGACCTGACCAAAGACCAGTACAAGGGCTACTATGCAGCGGTAGAGACGCTTGAAGTAAGCCCTGCTGATGTACAGATTGATGTCGGCACATATGCTGAGTACCGACTCAAGAGAACTTCCTTCAAGGGAGTGGACAAAGACGGCGATGGAAGGGCTGACAACGGCACTGTCAAGGCAGATGTCCTTGCTTACATCAACACATTGCCTCTTACTTCCCAGCAGAAGGATGTTCTGTACTTCATGAACGGATGGTCTGCAGGAACGATTAACGAGGCTCCTTGGCACTAAGATAAAAGTATAGGGGGGGCTAAAGAAAAGCCTCCCCTATATGCTATCCTTGAAACAACAAGAAGGAGGACAGAGAAGGAATGAATTACTCCAACTATAAGATTTTTCTGGACATGCACGATATAAGCACTCAGACATCTCTGGCAGCAAAGCAGGGTGACACCGGGCGAAGGATTTTTGTGACACTGACTGAGAGAGGTGTCCCCTTCATCATAGGTGAGAACTGCACTGCTGTATTCACCGCAAAGAAGCCTGATGGCAATATCGTATTCAATAACTGCACCATAGAGAACAACATCATCTGCTATACCTTCACTCCGCAGACCACTGCAGCAGCAGGTAAGCTGGACTGCGAGATGAGGCTGTACGATGCGGAAAACTTCCTCATCACGAGCCCTCGCTTCAACATCATCGTGGCTGCAGCGGTATATAACGATGGTGACGAGATAGAGAGCACCTCGGAGGTCACTACTCTGACTGCCCTCATCAGCGAGGCAAACGCACTCATCACCACCGTCAACGACAAGCTGGAGAACGGTGACTTCGTGCCCAAGATGAAGATAGGCGAGGTCAAAACGCTCCCTGCAGGCAGCAATGCTACGGCATCCTTTACAGGCACCGGGGAAGCACCGATCCTCAACCTTGGCATTCCTATGGGCGACCAGGGGCAGGCAGAAAGCCTTATCCCTGATACGGCGCTGTCGCTGGACAGTACCAAGCCTGTGCAGAATAAGGTCATTACCGAAGCTCTCAACGGCAAGCAGCCAAGCGGAGACTATGTGCAGTACGCAGCTCAGGCTCTCTCAGACGAAGAGAAGGCGCAGGCAAGGGCTAACATAGGGGCAGGTGTTTCCTCCTTTGACGGAAGCTATAGCTCCCTCTCAGGCACACCTACAGTGGATGAAGCGCTCTCAAGCAGCTCCACAAATGCTGTGCAGAATAAGGCAGTCGATGCTGCCCTGAACAAGAAAGTGGACAAGGTCACTGGCAAGGGGCTTTCCGTCAATGACTTTACCAACGCCTACAAGGAAAAGCTGGACGGCATCGAGGCAGGGGCAAATAAGTATGAGCTGGGTGACGGAGCTGTAACCGAAAGCACGATAGCAGGGGGAGCTGTAACGAGAAATAAAATCTCCAACGGTGCCGTGAGCCATACTCTTTCAGTTATCCTTCCTGCTGCAAACTGGACAGGGAATACTCAGTCTGTAGCTGCAAGTGGCGTGACGGCAACTAACTCCGTTATCGTAACTCCTGCACCTGCCACCTACACGGACTATGTGGATAATGGCATAAGATGCACGACACAGGGAGAGGGGACGCTGACCTTCGCCTGTGATTCCGCACCGAGCACAAATGTTACGGCAAATGTGCTGGTTATCCACAAGTAAGGAGGCGGTGGCATGATATTCAATGTGGGAGCTGCCGCTGCTGGCGGTTATCCTGAGTTCACCTACTCAGGCGAGTACACCTTCATAGAGGACTCCGATAAGGACTGGCGCATCAAGTTTTTGACATCAGGAAAGCTCACCTTTACGAAACTCGGAAACGCAAAAAAAGGAATTGATGTATTCCTCGTAGGGGGCGGCGGTTCTGGCGGTTATGGAACAATGCAGAATGGCTACACCATAGGCTTCGCCTGTGGCGGTTCTGGTGGATATAACACGCTTGATGTGGCAACACCTGAGAAAAGCGCTGAGTACGAAATTGTGGTCGGCGCAGGCGCATCGAAGGCTACCGCTCGTGGCAAGGGCAAGACAGGCGGCACGAGCTCCGCATTTGGCTTTGAAGCTGACGGCGGTGGTGGCGGCGGTGTTATAGGCTGGAATAGCTGGCCGTATATAGCAGGCGACCCTGGCGGTTCTGGCGGCGGTGGCGAACAGGGTAACGGTGGCTCTAACGGTTCTGACGGTACAGGCTATTATGCTACCGAAGGCTCTGGAGTTAATTCTTACGAATTCCGTGAGGAGAGCAGCGGCACACTCTACGGAGGCGGTGGCATAGGCGGCAAAACCAATGAAAATCAGGGCAACTATCCCGGCGATGGTGGCGGCGGCACTACAGGAGCGTCTGGCGAAACCAACACAGGCGGTGGCGGTGGCGGCACTTGGGACTATAATCCTGGCGGCACAGGCGGCAGCGGCATCGTCATCATAAGAAACAGGAGGGCTTCATAATGAATTACGCTACCAATATAGCAATCGTAGACAGAGAAACCAATCTTGTCACAAATGTCATTTGGGGCATGATATATCAGCTTGAGGAATTCAACAACGACAAACGGCTTGCTGTGGAGGTCGGCGACCTTGCTGTCACCTTCGGCGACAGCTATGACGGCGAAGCGTTCTACCACGAGGGCGAGAGGGTGCGTACCAACGCTGAGATAATAGCGGACATGAGTGCGCAGCTTGCCGATGCGGACGCAGCGCTTGCGGAACTGGGGGTAACTGTAAATGGGTAAAAGACTTGAAGCAGCTTTGAAGATAAAGCCCATATTGCAGAAGGGCGCACAGAGCCTTAGTGATACCGAAGCCCTTGAGGTTAAAGGTATTTATGATGAGTGGGAAACTGGCGTAGCTGTCAAGGTCCACGAAAAACGGCTTTATGGCGATAAGCTTTATAGGTGCAGACAGGCACATACTACGCAAGCTGACTGGACACCAGACCTTACTCCTGACCTTTGGGAAGTCATTGACGAAAGCCACGCTGGAACGATTGATGATCCTATCCCTGCACAGAGGAACATGGAGTACACCTACTTCCTCTACTACATAGACCCGGAAGATGGGCTGACCTATCTGTGCCAGTTCGGAGACACAGATACGCAGGGCACGATAACGCTTGCTTATCTGCCGCACGAAGTGCCTACCTATTTTAAGGAGGTGAGTAGTGCTTGACAGTACATATAACCACTCAGGGTATTATCACGGCGGCATCATTTGCAGCAGCGATAATAGCTCTGGCAGGCTATCTTTTTAAAGCCCATGACTGGGTGCAAAAGCAGAACGCTCAGGATAGCAAGATTAAAGATATCAAGGAAGAGCAGCAGCTTCTTATCTATGGTATTCTTGCCTGCTTAAAAGGACTCAAAGAACAGGGCTGCAATGGTCCTGTGACAGAAGCAATAAACAAAATAGACAAGCATCTCAACGAGAGAGCACACCATTAAGGGGGAGGTAAAATGAATGAAAAAGATGTGACTTACAAGGGCGTGGACCTTAGCAGCTGGCAGAGAGACCTTGTAGACGGAGCTATCCTCAAAAGGGGCGGTATTTCCTTTGCCATATTGAAAGTGACTGAGGGCCGCACTATTAAGGATGTGTCCTTCTCAACGCACTACAACATGTGTAAGGGACAGGGTATCCCTGTAGGAGCATATGTATTCAGCCATGCCATAGGAGCTGACG